CGGTAAGCGGGAACGAGTGGAGAACGACACCGACATCCTCTCCCTTGTGCTGCACCTTGGCCGAACGGGCATTTTCCATGAAAGCATTTGCTGCTTTGCTCATCGTGTCAGGCTCGATGACGTCGCCATGGTGGTCCACGACGAACTTGCCACCAACCTTAGAGACGGACGCCCACCCCCAGACAATCCTGTCCTCGTCATTGCTCTTCTGGATATTCCCGTCGAAGATCAGGTTATCGCCAACATCCGTCGTCTTGCCGGAGGTGATCTTCTTGATTGTCTCCGAAAGCTTCATCACGCCCTTGGTGAGAGAAAAGGTCTTTTCGTCCGAATTGGAAATGATCTTCGCTTCACCCTTCAGGACCATCTCAGGAACATTGTCACCCATGCCCTCTTTGACTTCGGTAATCTCGATGGGCCCGAAGTTGATGTCGCCCGCGAAAGGCTCAATGTCCTCCGGAACGCCTTCACCATTGTAGGTCAGTGTGATGTGGGGGATGTAAGAGGGGAAATCCCAAGAGGCTCCAAAGAGTTCACGGAACATGAGCCAGTCCCGGACGATCTCGGGGCAGTCGAACACAAGGGCATAGGCTCCACCGCCAAGGTTCATAATCCAGCGCGTTCCGCCCTTGGCTTGAACGGACTTTGACGCCAGCCATTCATACTCCTCTTCCGGAATAAGAACCTCG